AGACAGTGGAATATTTCTCGTTCACGGTATATAATAACATCAGCGGTACCATTGATTGGATAACTCTCGCTGACTTGGGCACCATAAACAACGGCACTGTTTGTACAGCATCAGTAGTTGCTGAGACGCCAGAAGGGCTGACATTGACGTATGTGACTTCAGATATGTTGCCTCCTAATGTTACTCTTTCCGCAAACGGTGATCTCGACGGCATAGTAGCTTATCAACCTACCTCGTCAGAGTTGCAATTAAATGAAGCAGTCACGTACACGTTCACAGTTATTGCATATTCTGAAAGTTTTCCGACAGTCAGTACATCACGAACGTTTACACTGACCGTAAACACTGAGTTTGTTCAGCCAACTGATACTCTATACATGCAATGCACACCAAGCATTGCTGATAGATATCTATTACGTTCATTGCTCGATGAACCAGCAACTGTGTCAGATCCATTAATTCCCACTAGCTATCTGTATCGACCAACTGATCCAAATTTCGGTAAAGCAAGCTCAGTCATATATGCTCATGCATACGGCATAGATTCGTCAAATTTAGACGAATATGTTGCAGCAGTCACAAAAAATCACTACTGGCGAGATATCACGTTGGGTGAAATAGAAACTGCTCAAGCTAGAAACGAGCAGGGCGAGATAATTTACGAGGTTGTATACAGCAGAGTTATCGACAATTTAGTAAATCCAGATGGGATATCTATCAGTGAAGAAATTCTGTGGCCGCGCCCGATAGATTTACATTTGGGGCCTTGGTATACCAGCGTCACTGACCTATATACCAGCTATGGACCAATAGACAGTGTTCCTACGTACTACACCAGTCTTACTTCTGGATCTGCCAGAGTGTTATATCCAAATAGTCTGCCTAACATGAGAGATCGCGTAGGACAAGTCTTGGGTCAAGAATTCAATGCAAAAGTTTTACCACCGTGGATGACCTCTCAGCAAGAGAACGGAAGCACTACTGGATTTGTGCCTGCGTGGGTAATTTGTTACACGAAACCGGGCTACGCCTCAATTATAGCAAATAATATAAAGACCAAATGGAAAAATGAAATTGGTCAGCCTATTACCTTGAATCTAATTGATTTTCAAATTGATCGATTCTATGTGGATAAGAGCATAAGTTATGATTATGTCAATCAACTGCCAGACTATACAGTACTGAGTACTGGTATAGGAATAGACACCACGACTATAGTGGTGGCAAACACCTATTTGTTTGGCAATACTGGATATATCAAGATCGATAATGAAATCATTCAATACAATGTTCTAGATCGAGTTACTAATACCTTAAGTGGTCTTACCAGAGGCATCAATGGTACTATACCAAGCATACACCAAGCTGGATCAGTAGTTAAACTTGATCTGTCTTATTGGGGAGATTTGCCAAGCGCAACTCCTCCGCCCGCTCCTATCGACAGTCAAAATTTCTATGTTCTGTTCCCTCGAAAAACAATTTTACCTGATCAAACCCAGTACTAAATACATTTACTATGAGTACAATCAATACCAATGGCTTAGATGTTAACTATCCGGTTCCTGGCGTAAACAACAGTTCGCAGGGATTTCGCAACAATTTCCAAAATATCAAGCAAAATCTTGATGCTGCAGGGAATGAAATTACAGATCTTCAGGGCAAAGTCGTTCTCAAGGCTGCCTTGGCCAATACTGTACTCAACAATGATATGGCTAACGCATTAATCAGTAATGCGGCAATCAAAGGGTTCAGATCACCCACTTATAATTTAGGTGGTGCATTGAGTGGTACCATAGTGATTGACGTTTCTCTCGCAGATGTGCAATATGGTAACATAGCGGGAAACGTTCAACTTCAGTTTGGCGGATGGGCTAATTCTACAACACAAAGTTCAGTCACTCTACAACTGGGTATTAGTAATGCACAAGCAGTTATTTCTTTCCCATCAAACGTTGTATCAGTTAACAATAACTTTGGAACAACTCTGATTGAAAACTTTCAAGTTACTGCCAACGTAGCTACTATCACAGCGCCCGCGAATTGCACACAGTTAAATTACAAGTTAACTACGGTGGATTGTGGCAACACTATTTACATAGAGCCGCTGAATCGACCATACCAGTCCACTCAAGTACAAACTCGTACACCTACACAAATCGGTAGTCAAGGAGATGCTCCAGGTGCGGTAGCGGTGGATTCATCGTATTTGTACGTATGCACCGCATATTACAATGGATCATCAAATATTTGGACGAGATCAAATTTATCCTGGTGATTAAATGGAACACCCATTTATAAATGATTTGTCCGACAAAAACATGGATGAAATCCAGAACAAAATCAGTGAGCTTAACACAAAGCTTGGTTTCGCATACAGAACTGGAAATCGAGCATTAATACATCAAATTACGATGGCATTAGAAAGTTATCGTTCTGCCTATAATAAACAGATGGACGAAATGATGAAAAAACAACAACTAAAAAGTACTATCAATGTCCAGAAAAAATGAAGGTTTAAGTACACGCATAGTAAAAGACTACACGATAGATGCAGCGGTGCATTTTGAAGATAAGTTCATGATCAGTCCATTCGAAATGCAAATATACATGGACGTGGAAACTGATTCAGTGCGCGAGCAAAATGTAGCTATAGAAAGAATGAATTATTTTCTAAACTATCATATTGATAGTGCGATTTTTGTAGATAGTCAACTTGCAGAAACCATTGCAAAATATGAGGCTGCTGGAATTACAGTCTTAGAGCTTCCAGAAGAACCATATGATCAAATTGTGGGTATAATTCTAATGCTAAAATGCAATGCAATTATGGAAGAAAGACTTATTATAACTGACTGTGTTTTCGGTTCAAAATTGAGCAGTGGTATAAAATTTGATCTAACATTGGAACAAGTTCAAGAAAACTTTACAGGTAAATACTGGTGGAACAATCATACTGTTAGCACAGCCATGACAACAACTAGCAAGAAAAAAGACAAAATTGTAAAACTTTTTGACGCGGACAAATGGACAGAACTTAATCTTACCTGGCGCGAAAAGGGTGCCCAAAAAACTTGATATTCTCTATATTTTTGCCTAATATATAAGGATGAGAACAGATAAATTTGGGCAAATCATTTTCGATGAAAAAGACATAATCGAACTTTACTATCAAAACCCAGATAGAAAGCTTAAGAATACGCTAGTCGATCAAGTAATTCATTTTCATTCTGATCTTCAGATTAGCTCGAAACCCAGCCTAAAAATCTACAGAGAATCTCAAACATCAGTCAGAGAATTTGATCTACTGAATCAGTCGGTCTGGCTAATGCCAGATTCTTATAAGAAGATGGACATAGCCAAACATGTTCTTGACAAATGTCAAAATGACGCCGAGCTTCAGAGAGTAGGTGAAGAACTATTACTCTATCAAGAAAGAAATCTGTTCGATCTTCTCAGATATCTTAAATACTTAGTTGATACGATGCGTAAAAACAACATCGTATGGGGAGTTGGTAGAGGCAGTTCGGTAGCAAGTTTCGTACTGTTTCTACTGGAAGTACATCGAATAAACAGTCTTTACTACGACTTGTCGATCACAGAATTTATAAAATGAGGGAAAAAAATGGGAAAATATAGAACAGCACAGGGTAAAGTTATAGACATGAATGCTTTATCAGCCAAGAACGAGCGAACTAGGGCCGTCGGAAATATGAAGGTTAACGCCAGGGGCGACACTATTGACGGGAGCGGCAGAGTTACTCAACCTGTTACACAGAAAGTAACGGATGCCTACAGTAAGACAGTGGGCAACAAGTCCGCCAGAGTGTCTCGCAAACCAGAACGATCAGCCAAACAGCCTGAAAACAGAATTCAAGAACCTGAAGTTTCCGAAAAGGAACTTGAAGAACTGAATGCGTTTGATACCGATGCCGACGAAATTGAGCAAATCAAAGCAGTCGAGAAAGAAACGCGAGTTTCACAGGCTAAATCCAAAGAACCTAAGCGGAAGTAATTATGTCAAGTTATATACCTATCAAAATCAACAGTTTAAAACCTATACACGACACTGTAATCGTGACCGATATGAGTTTTGAAGAACGAATCAGTCATGGCGGCATCGTCATACCCACTGACGATCTTAAAAATTCAGGCATTCGCCCACGCTGGGCTAAAGTCTATGCTATTGGGCCAGAGCAAAAGAATATCAACGTCGGCAACTGGATACTCATAGCACATGGACGATGGACACGTGGTGTTAAAATTGAAGACGAAACGGGTATCAGAGTTATTCGCAAAGTCGATAACAATGATATACTTGCTATCTCCGATGAACCCGTAAATGATCATACTATGAGTAATAAAGTGGTATGATCTCAAGAAGGCGTGATCAAATCATCACTCTTGAACAGCTATAAAGAGGTTAGGTTGCTATGAAGTCAAAGCTATGGGTAGAAGCGTATAGACCCAACAAGGTAGATGACTATGTGTTTGCTGATGAAACTCAAAAAATGCAAGTCTTCAGTTGGATTCAATCCGAAAGTATACCTCATTTGTTATTGAGCGGCGATCCTGGTACTGGCAAGACTACTTTGGCCAAGATTCTAATTAATGAACTTGGTATTGAGCCTTTTGATGTTCTAGAAATCAACGCAAGTAGAGAGAATGGTATTGATTTCCTTCGTGAAAAGATCAATGGATTTGTTCAAACTATTCCGTTTGGTAAGTTCAAAATTGTGTTGCTTGACGAGGCCGATTATCTAACTCAGCCATCTCAAGCAGCACTTCGTAATGACATGGAAGCTTATCATATGACTGTTAGATACATTCTAACATGTAATTATCAGCATAAGATCATTCCTGCACTAAAATCAAGGTGTCATGAATTTCACATTGCGAAACCTGACCAGACTGAATTTACAGCAAGAGCAGCAACTGTACTGGTCAATGAGAATATCGAGTTTGATCTTGATGTGTTGGATACTTACGTAAGATCTACTTATCCAGATCTTCGCAAGTGTTTAAATCAGCTTCAGCAGAACTCAATTGGCAATCATTTAGCTGCGCCGAAGTCCACCGGCTCAGCAGAAGATGAACTACTGCTGTCTGCGACTAAATTGTTTAAAGAAGGCAAGATCCTTGATGGCAGACAGCAGTTGATGCACTATATTTCGGTGTATCCTACACGATTGGAAGACGTATATCGGTGGCTATACGACAACCTCGATTTATGGGGTAAGACCCAAGAACAGAAAGATTCAGCAATCATTGTGATTCGAAACGGACTAGCTAATCTTCCATTAGTAGGCATCCCAGAGATCAGCCTGGCTGCCACCATGATTGAACTTACAACTATTTGAGGAGTATACGATGCGCTATTTTTTAATCACATTCTATCGATCTGCTGGTGGTAGAATCGATGAGCAAGTTAGGGTCGCGAAAAGAGTGAAGCCGGTTGACGTTGCTTCTTGCAATATCATCATGGACTTTGCTAACAAGAAAGTAGAAAAGTGTGTGGTAGAAGGACAACGCCTAGATACATCTTTTGAACAACTGTGTGAGTATTATCGTAAAGTGTATCCAGGCATGGTCGATCAGGTTGAGCGAGAAGCTCCGCTGACTCTTAAAGAAACCCAGTCAAAATAATCAACTGTATAACTTGAGTACCCACTCGATTATCCTATGTCTTCTGATATCTCGGACACTGAATTCACAGGTCGAAATACCAGGAACCGGTTGATTGGCAAGACGATCGGTCAAATCAAGTAGCCCATTATCCTTTGTACGTCGATCGGTTTGCTCTACGTCACCTGTGATAACAATCTTGCTATTTTCGCTTATTCTGGTCATGAGCATCTTGATTTGAGCAGGAGTGGCATTTTGAGCTTCGTCCAAGATGACCCAGCTGTTTTTGAAATTGCGTCCTCTGCAAAATGCCAAAGGTGTGATTTCAATTACTTGCTCATCCAACATGTGCGCGATTTCCTTCATCGTATAGTATTCGCGCAGAATATCCAGCAACGGGCGAACCCATGGTTCCATCTTGCTGTTTAAGTCACCTGGTAAAAACCCGTGTTTTTCATCATCAACTGCTACTGCTGGGCGTGTAAGAATGATTTTATCGCACTCTTTATGCCGTAAAGCTTTTATGGCTGCCAGCATAGCTAAGTATGTTTTTCCGGTTCCAGCGGGCCCAGATACTACGACGATATCGTATGCTGCATCCAATAATGATAGTACGTATTTTTCTTGATTTCGTGATTGAGGGATCAACTCTATAGCTTTTTTAATCGATTTATGCTGATTAAAGTCAATAGTTTTTGATTCTTTAATGTAAAACGTGTTGCTTTGTGTATTATTTGACGAAGTACGATGTGTAGTTTGCTGTTGTTGTTTTCTTAAAGCGCCTGTTTTCCTTTTACTCAACGTGAATTCTCCTATTTTGGCAGACTGAGAAGCTTCCCAGCCTAAAGTATTTAAATAAGATCTCATGTTATTTGCATCTCATAGATTGTGCTTCAAATAGTGATAAATAAATGACTTTGTACTCAGCAAAGGTTCTCTATTAATTATTGTCAAGTTGATAAATACAAGATGACTAAAAAAGTAGCAGACAATTTTTTCAATAACATTGACTTTGTTAGCATTGTTAGTAACATAAAAAGCATCTATTCCAGTGATGGCACGATGTCCATTTTGATGGATTTTGAAAGAGTTCTGGATGATGCGGATCTCTACGCTTTCAAGAATTGGAATGTAGGTGAATTGGTTCAAGGCCCAAATACTAAGAGATATAGTGTTACCTGTATTTTCATGTGGCCATACAAACTCATGCCAGATCCTCGTGGAGCATTACGTCTGACAACGCTGGGATGCAAAGTAGCGTTTGCAACAGGTGATATAAAAGTACCTGTTCAAGTAACAGGTTACGATGATTTGATTCCTGGTACAAACTATCCAAGAAGCGCAACCAAAAAAGTATGGTTTGTTCGTATCGAAATACCTGTTCAATTAATGAACGAGATTAAAGAAGGATCTATTGATTTGGCAGATCAAGAGATTGATTTGGCAGATCTGGATCAGGCTTACAACGAGGATTTGGACAAGGCAGATCTCAAGCAACAAGATGCCGGACAGGGCGGAATGCAAGGCGCAGCTTTAGGACCACCGGCTGATTTAGGCGGTTTACCTGCAATAGGCGCTGGAATGCCACCGGGATTATAGTATGAAAACTTTAACGGAAGGTCTTGACTATCAAGATATGAAGGGTCAAGTAGAACCAAAAATTACAGTTGATGAGTATTCTGCAAAAATGGGCAGAGACGAAGATATTGTTACAGTCACATTCGTTGTCAATAACTCATTAGCAGCAAGTGATTTAGTATCCTGGTTAGAACTCGGGTACGACTTTGTTCTTGACGCAACAACCAGTACTGGCGAAGTAAAAAAGGGTAAGTATTTGGTTTTTATGGAATTAAAGCGTAGAAGTTCATGCGTCAAACAAATTCTACAGGTTTTGAGTGATATGACCACCATCACTGCCATTCCGCTTGAAGAATGGACGATTACAATTGACGATACGAACTACGAGCCAGATCTGGAAGCAATCAAAATAGCTATGGCCACATATCCACAGCAATATAAAGATCGTATTGAAAAAGAAAAAGAAATAGCAGAATTACAAGAAATCGCAGGTATTAATACTGTGCGAAATGTACCGGAAGAACAAGATTCTGAAATCAAGGATTTCAAAGCAATGGCAGGATTATAACAATGAACTTACTTAATAATATCAAATCAATGCTAGCGGACGGCAACGACGGAGACGCCGTGTCCAGTAAAAGAGTTGTGACTTTCTTGGCTTTTGTCCTATGTGCAGTAGGCTTTTTAGCAGATCTTTTCTCAGATTTTACAATTACTCCTGTAATTTTCGACTCCATGATGTATATCGTCATAGCAGGGTTGGGTTTTACTGGTCTTGAAAAATTTGCTCCAAAAGACAAAAGTCCAGAATAAAATTTGACAATCACTGAGTTATTTGATAAAATATTAGTATGGAATATTACTCTATACTAGGTTTGCAAAAAACGGCCTCCCCTGACGAAATCAAAAAAGCTTACCGTAAACTAGCTAGTCAACATCATCCAGACAAAGGCGGTGATACGGCTCAATTTCAAAAAATTCAAGAAGCATATGCTACGCTAAGTGACGCAGAAAAAAGACAGGCATATGACACGCATCAGCCTCAGTTTTCTGCTCACAATTTTGGATTTTCACAGGAAAATGGAATTAATCTTAATGATTTATTTCACAACGTTTTTGGGAAGAGATCGCCGCAGGATTTCAGACAACTTTTTAGATCTACCGTATCCATCACTTTACAGGAAGCATACGAAGGGGTTACTAGAACGGTCAGAATGATGACTAACAATGGTTTGCAAGAGTTGACCATGCAAGTACCCAGAGGAATAGATGAAAATCAACAGCTTAAGTTTGAAAATATTATTCCAAATGCAGTTCTAGTCATGAATTTTCGGATTATGCCTGACTTGAAGTATGATCGAAAAGGTGACAATCTATACAGTACTCAACGTGTGTCCGTGCTTGATTTGATTGCTGGTGGCAGTTTCGTATTCGACACAATCAACCAAAAACAAGTCGAAGTTCAGATCAAGTCAGGTACTCAACCAAATATTCAACTCAAACTGCCTGGGTTTGGGATGCCCGTTCATGGAACTAACGGCTACGGTGACCAAATAATCTTGTTGAATCCATACATACCTGATAATATGTCTCCTCAGATTATAGAAGCAATTTTAAAAGATCGTATCAAATATTTATAAAGGACATAGATTAATGAACAACTCGCCTGAGATTGAAAACATCATCGAAAATGCAATTAACTTTGCAAAAAATCATAATCACGAATACGTAACTATTGAACATCTTCTGCTTGCCTTAGTAGAACATGTACCTTTCAAGAAGTGTTTGCAGAGTTTTAATGTGGACGTTGATTTGATGACTAGTGAAATCTCGGCATACATTCAATCTCTTCATGCAATCGAAGCTAAAGAACTTGAAACACCGCCTCGTAAGACTAATGCACTGGAACGAGTTATGAATCGTTCTGTCACGCAGGTTTTATTTACTGGGCGCAAACAAGTTACTACAATTGATCTATATCTAAGCATGTATGCAGAAACTAACTCACATGCTCACTATTTTCTACTGAAGTATGGAATTAACAAAGCAGAATTTATGCTGCATTGGCAGAAACATTACAAGGGTGGTGAATTTACCAGCTCCATGACTGAAAATCAGGCCGATGAGATTCTGGAAGAATTTACTACTAATCTGACCAAGTTGGCCAAGCAGGACAAGATTGAGCCAGTAATTGGGCGAGCTAAAGAAATCGATGACATCATCAATGTATTGGCTAAGAGATTTAAGAGCAACGTGCTGATGGTGGGTGATCCTGGCGTTGGTAAGACTGCTATTGCTGAAGGTATTGCACTGTTGATTGTCCGAGATGAAATTCCAGAGTTTCTCAAAGGATACGAACTCTTTTCTCTAGAAATCGGCAGTCTGCTCGCTGGATCTCGATATCGAGGCGACTTTGAAGAAAAAGTTAAGCAAGTACTAGCTGCCCTAAACAGCAAGAAGAAAGCAATTCTCTTTATTGATGAAGCGCACACTATGCAAGGAGCAGGTAGTTCCACCAATGGAAGCATTGACTTTGCCAATATGATCAAACCCGCAATTACCAAAGGCACGCTAAAGGTGATCGCTTCTACGACTTGGGAAGAGTTCTACGAGAGCTTTGAAAAAGATCGTGCTTTAATGCGTCGATTCTATCGTATCTCTATCGATGAGCCAAGTCCAGAAACTACAGTACGAATTCTTTCAGGACTGTCAGAGAGACTAAATGACTTTCACGATGTTCAAATTCTTCACGAAGCTGTTGAGGCCTCTGTGGAATCTGCGGGTCGATATATCAATGATCGCAAAAACCCAGACAAGTCAATTGACTTGCTAGATGCCGCATGTGCCAAGCAAAAGGTGCTAGGAAATAAAGGTGCTGAAATTACCAAGCAGATGATCTTCGATCAAGTGGAGCGATTTACTGGCGTCCCAGCAGACAAGCTGGCAGGTAATAGCTTCGACAAGATTCATCATCTTGAGGCTAACGTAAAATCAAAGCTTTACGGTCAAGATGAGGCAGTTGAAAGTGTTCTTGAGCGTGTCTATGTCAGCTTTGCTGGCATCGGCAACGAGACTAAGCCCATCGCAAGCTTCTTGTTCTTGGGACCTACTGGCACTGGAAAGACAGAGCTAGCCAAGCTTCTAAGCAAGAATATGGACATGCCACTGTTGAAGTATGATATGTCAGAATACAGCGAGAAGCATAGCGTCAGTTCTCTTATTGGACCACCTCCTGGATATGTTGGATTCGGAGATTCGCAAGTGCAAGGTGGACGCCTGATCAGCGATCTCAGCAAGAATCCACATGCGATCATGTTGTTTGACGAAGTGGAGAAAGCTCACCCAGATATCTTTAACATCTTTCTACAGATGTTGGATGAAGGCAGAGTTACTGGGTCAAACGGCAAAGAAGTTAGCTGTAAGAATACTGTTATTATTTTGACTAGCAATCTAGGTTCTGCCGACGGTGAGAGAAACAACATTGGGTTTGGCGATCTTGCTAAGACCGGCGAAGACGACCGAGCACTTAAGGAATTCTTCAAGCCAGAATTCAGAAATCGTCTTGACATGATCTGCAAGTTCAAGAAGTTGGATATGCTGTCAATTAAGAAGATCGTGGTCAAGTTTACCGAAGCGGTCAAGCATGCTCTGCTTGAAAAGCATAATATCACGCTGAATCTTAGCGAAGCGGCAATCGAACTTCTGGCTCGTAAAGGTTATGACAGCAAGATGGGTGCTCGTCCATTGGCTCGAAAGATTGATGAACTGATCAGAGTGCCTCTATCTAAGAAGATTCTATTTGAGCGCATCAACAATGCCAATATTATGGCAACTGTCGATAATGATCAAATTGTGTTTCTGGTAACTCCTAAGACAACTGCAATGGTAGGCGAAGATGGCATCATACAAGTTAACAACCCAGTATAAGTCCACACTCTGGTACGCAAAATATCGATACAAGATTGCATTGTATCAATATCTTCTCTTGAATAATAGAAACTCATATTCTAGATTCTATGAGTGGCACTTTAAGTTTTGTATATCCAAGGATTATAAGTTAACCTCTGACCGTAATTTCTACTTCAATGATCTAAATTTAGTAAGTGAGCTACCAGAATGTCTGTATTCTGAACTTACCGTTATTGAAGTTGTTGGACTCAAAGAGAGTACTGTGTATTTCAAAAACCCTCCAAAATACAAATATAAAGCGACTATGAAACACGGAAACTTCAGTTATGATTTTTTAAATTATATTAACGGACTGAATTTACAAGGTCTAATTGATTGCAGTAAAGATCTTCACTCTTATTTTAATGGAACTAATCGGTATGGAAATTGGTTTTACAATCCATGGATTAGATTCAATGACGAGGGATTATTTTTGATCTTAAAATTGACTTACGGTGAATACGTGACTAAGATCTACAAGCTTGAACAAGAGCCAACTGACAATAGAA